TCTAACTCTGATACAACCTACTATTCTATTGTTGATAATACCAATGGTGCTTTTGAGGTTGGTCTAGGAACATTTACATCTTCTGGAACAACACTAGCACGATCAGTAATAGCAAGTTCTAATAGCAATAATCTTGTAGACTTTGGTGTAGGAACTAAAGATGTATTTATCACAGTGCCTGCTAGTAAGATTGTCGTTGAAGATGGTAGTAACAATGTTGCCATAGGAGGAACAGTAACAGCCACTGCTTTTAGTGGTAGTGGTGCAAGCCTTACAGGTGTTGATGTAGTAAACGATACGTCACCACAGCTTGGTGGTAATCTAGACTTAAATGGTAATGATATTGTTACCACATCAAATGCAGACCTAGAGTTAGCACCAAACGGCACAGGACACGTTACGGTCAAAGGCAATACTAATCAGGGAGCCATACAGTTTAACTGTGAAGCCAACAGTCATGGTCAGATTGTTATAGCAGCCCCTCACTCAGAGAGTGCTTCAAACACACTAACTCTACCCAGTACAGGAGGTGACGCTCGATTAGTATCAACATCGTCAACGGCTACCTTAACAAACAAAACCTTTGGCGATAACGTAAGTTTTGGTGACAACAATATCACCAACGTAGGTGATATAGCCATTGATTCTATCAGTGCAGATGGAACGGATATAAATGTAGCCGTTTCCGATAACTCAGCTACAGCGTTTACAATAAAGCAAGGGTCAGACAACTATCTTGTTGTTGATACAGGAGATGGTGGCGAGTCTGTAGCAATAGGCACAGGTATATCAGGAACCGCCATATCCATAGGGCATACTACATCAGAGACAACAGTAAACGATAATCTTACAATCACAGGTAATCTAACAGTAAGTGGTACAACCACAACAGTAGACAGTACAACCATAAACATCCAGAACGCTTTTGTGTTTGAGGGAGCTACACCTGACGCACATGAAACAACACTTACAACAGTTGATCCTACAGCCGACAGAACAATTAGTTTGCCGAATCAATCAGGTACATTGCCTGTATTAGCTGCGGTTAGTGCAACGCAAATTACATCCACACCAGAGGAGTTAAACCTACTTGATGGGGTATCAGGATTAGTGCAGGCTGACTTTACTAAACTTGCTGCGGTGGATGCTACGTCAGCAGAGTTAAACCTACTTGACGGTTCTGCTAAATCTACATCATCTATTACGATAGCAGATTCAGATGCGATATTGATAATTGATGGTACAACGACAAAGCAAATCCCTGCATCGGATATTAAGACATACGCAGGGGCAGGTTTTGCCACAACAGACGATGCAACAGCTTTGGCAATAGCGTTAGGATAAAGGAGAAAAGATATGGCAGATGACGCAATCGCAACGATACAGGCGACTATACTACCTGATGAAATTGCAAAAACTATATCAGCAACAACGACTGTAACACCTGCTGATGCAAACGATAAATGGTATTACAAATTCACAAGTGTATCTAATTCTAGTACAGACTTGATTGCAGGATATTATACAGACTACACAGCCGTAGATGACGACACAGCACCAACTGCTGTGGCTACTGGTGATAAAGTGAAGTTCTTGTTTATTAAAAATGTCGATACAAATAGTAGAAGTATTTATGTAACATTTGATGCAGGCACAGCGTCTTCCTCTTTAGCTCAAGCTGTAACTATAGGACCTAATGAAGCCTTTACAGCTAGACTACCTAATTGCACTGTAGCAGGGATACACGCAATATCGTCAGCATCTACAGCAGAGGTCATAGTGTGTGCGTTACTAGATGATGTAGGTTAAGGAGAAACAGATGGCTAATACATTTAAGAACAAAGTGTACGATGGCTCAAGCACATCTGCTAACGCTTTGATGAATGTCTACACGGCTCCATCTGCTACAACAACGGTTGTGATTGGTTTGACATTAGCAAACACGACTACAAGTCAGATAACAGCCGACATTAAACTTAGTGCAGGACAGACTGTGTTTTTAGCCAAAACCATACCAATACCTTCTGGAGCATCCTTTGAATATATGGGAGGTAACAAGGTTATTATGGAGACAGGTAATACCTTGAGTGTAGCGTCTAATACAGCGAATAGCCTAGACACTGTAGCAAGTATAATGGAGATCACATAATGCCCTACATAGGAAGTCAAGTTGGTTCTAGTTTTTCATCAAGACCTGCTACGCAGGAGTTTAACGGAGATAACTCTACAACGGTCTTTACGTTAAACCAGACTGTTACCCAAGAAGATATCGTAGTAAGCGTTGACGGTGTAATACAAGAGAGTGTAGACGCATTTACAGTGCCAAACGGCACAAACCTTACATTTACAGAGGCTCCATCAACTGGAACAGGTAATATCTTTGTTATGTATCTTGGTGCTACGGACACAAGTATTACAATACCAACACAAAACAAAGGCAACTTTAAGAACGGTGGTATGTTTCGTGTCAACTCACAGACTGTAGATGTGGATACTACGATAGAAGCTACAGAGAATGCTACAGCCACAGGACCTTTAACAGTATCTTCAGGTATAACCATCACAGTAAACTCTGGGGGTAATCTAGCAATCATATGAGCAATCTTCTAGTACAGAATATAAAACACACGAATGGCACAAATGCTCTGACAGTTGATAGTAGTGGGCGTACACGATTAGAGGGCAATCCTTGTTTTGGTGTGAGAGGAATCTCAACTCTTGGTAGCTCAAACCCTGGCAGTTATAGTTCTGATTATCGTGAAGTTGAGGCATGGGAAGTTACTGACGTTGATAGAGGAAATATGGTTGTTAATGGAAGAATGCAAGCTCCTGTTACTGGAGTATACCATTTTCAGGTTGCTACTTCACGAACAAAAGACTTAGCTGATCAATACAGATTACTATGGGTGTTCAAAGTTGCAGGCGGTACATGGACTGGAAATCAAGCAAATGAAGAAATACATCAAGCTTGGTCATACAATGATTATAATCGCTACAGCTTATGTTTTTCCCATGTCATGCAGTTAAGTGCAGGCGACCAAATAAGTGTTGGAGCGAAGGTTAGTTATTTATGGGATACAGATAAAGCACACTGCTCTTTTTCTGGAATGTTATTAGGATAAAAATATGTCAAATGAAATGAACGCATTAAGAAATTATAGAAATAAATTGTTAGCAGATTGCGATTGGACACAAAGCAGAGATGTTACACTTAGTAATGATAGTGATTGGAAAACATACAGACAGGCTTTAAGAGACATTACTAAAACAGCAAATCCAAAGTTAGCCACTGAAGGACCAATTACACTTGACCTCTCTTCAGTAACCTTCCCTGAGAAACCATCATGAGTACATTAAGAGTAGACAGCATACAAGGACAGACAGCAGGTACAAATAGGTATGTGGTGCAGGTTCAGAGTACAATGATTACTGGAACTGTTACACATGACCAGACAACAGTTAAAGACATTACAGGATTAAACGTAGACATAACTCCGCAATCTACTTCTAACAAAGTTTTGGTTACTGCTTGTATAGGCTCTTGTGGTCGAGATGGTAATGGAGATTTAGTCTTTAATATAGTTAGAGATTCAACAAGTATTGCTATTGGGGATACTGGTACATACAAAGCAAGTTTTGTCATAAGGGCATCTAGTGAAGTTAGTGGGGGACATAGTTTTACTGTCCTTGATTCTCCTGCAACAACAAGTTCCGTAAATTACAAGGTAACAGTACAGCAATCAGGTTCTGGAAATTTAAAAGTAGGTGGTAGACAACCAGATACAACTTTTGCTACTCCAAGTACCATAACTGTCATGGAGATTGCCCAATGAGTACACTATCAGTAGATACCATACAGGGTAAAACCACAGCAGGAACAGTGGCTATGCCTAGTGGTAGTGTTATTCAAGTGCAAAGAGGAGAATATAGGACGTATTCTAACACCACAAGCACAAGCTTAGTTGCAAGTGGGTTATCAGTAAACATAACTCCAAAATTTACAAGTAGCTCTATTTTAGTCAGAGTCATAATAAATGGAAGTTATATTAATGCGAATGCAAAACATTCATCATTTGCTTTGTATAGGGCATCAAGCAATATTGCAACTCTTAGTACATCTGGAGGATATGTTGCAGATTTCAGTGATGAACCAAGTTACGGAACATATTCCAATGTCTACGAACATATAGATTCTCCAAGTTCAACGTCACAACAAACATATGCTTTGTATATGGCTACAAGTGGAGGAACTCTTTTTCTAAATAATTATAATGTAGGAAGCACATCAAGTTTAACAACAATAACAGCAGTGGAGATTTCACAATGACAACAATATCACAAGCATTAACGAGTTTAGGAGTTACAGAGTGGGTTCTTAGAGGAGAGCCTACAAATGAAGAAGAGTTTAACGCAATGTTTCGTAAGGTTACTGGAGCAGACAGCAATGGTTCAGCCATCGAAAGT